ACCCACCACTTCGCAGGCAGGTGGCTGGCACTTAGCTTCGTTCCAGTTTTCGTATTCTTGGCACTCATACCTTACCCATCCTTGATAGCTGCACCCTGATAGGAGCAGTAGCAAGGCCACCGCCCCTACCAGTCTGCGCATTACTTCTTGCCTACACCAAACTCTTTTGCTTTTGGGTCGATCGCTTTTAATACCGGGCCAATTAGGGCTGCGATAAACGCGTTAGCCAGCGTGCGTGGATCGGTAACACCTGCCATGTAAAGGGCTGCAACGGCTGCCGCAGCTGCTCGGCCATAACTGAGTGCCATCGCTTTTAGTTGTGCTTGCATTTGTATCTCCTAAGCGCCCTTAGTTGATCTGACGTAGCACGAACAGGGTAGCCGTGCCGCTTGATGTCATGGCATATAGCGCGCTGTGATCGCCCACCATGAGTGTTAGTTTGTCACCGTTATCTAAACGATAGCCATTTGTAAGGCTAAGGTCAGCACCGCCAATATATAACGCGCCGCTTGCGCTGTGTAGGTAGGCCATTTGATCGCCTATCTCCTCAGGCACAACTATCTGCGCGCTAGTGGTAACGGTAAATTGTGCCGATTTAGGCATTTGATAACCCCAATTTCTTAGCTAGTGCTATGGCCTTTTCCTTGCTTATGGACACCTCGAAGTGCATCTCATCCTTACGGTTACGATAATCGCCGCCCCAGGTCAGGCCGTACTTCTTGGCTAGCGCTTGGATCATTGGCACCTTCGCCGCATCAAATGTGCCTGCCTTGCCTAGTGGGTGCTGTGTGGCGTTTAGGTCAATGGCTGTACCTGAGCTGTGGCAGCTGAGTTTGTCGGTGGTGCCGCGTACCATGCGGAAAGCGTAAGCCCAGTCATCTAACTTGCCTTCATCGATCGGCTCAATAAGTTCATGGAATTCTGCAGCAAATGCAGCTAGTAATTCCCCTGCACCCGCGGCGCATCTGATCTTTAAATTAGTGCCTTTGACCGGGTAAGGCTTGACGTTAATCTCTGCCTGGTCTTTACTGGCAGGCCAGCCATTGTAGCTAGTTAACATTTAATAACTCTTTAGCGTTTAACTCACACCTCTGGCAATTCCATGTAAATTGATCGTTTAAAAATAACTCTTTATGGCCGCACTCAGGGCGCGGTGGTATAAAAGCATCCGCATCTGCATCGTAGGTATAGCCGATGCCTGCATAGTTGTAACGGATATTGCCATTGTAGGATGTCCGCTTGCACACTTGGCCTGTAAAATTGCTATACCAAGTTTCTGTGTCTAAACCTTCTATGGTTTCGGTTTCGTCAATACCAGTAATTACCTGAGTAACTACGTGGTTTTCATTTAAAAGTGCGTAGTGCGCCATTATGTCCAACTCACATTTCCAGTACCAGCTGTAATAGTTGTAACTTTGTAACTACCATCTGTACCTGTACTGCCTGTTAATCCTGCGCCGATAGTTATGGCGTAAGCATCTGGATAGCGCAAAATTACTACGCCGCTACCGCCTGATGCACCATCGCCTCTTGTGCCTGTTGCGCCGTTATATCCACCGCCGCCTGCGCCACCGCCAGTATTTGCTGTACCCGCAGTACCAGTAGCTCCACCTGTAGGTGATCCTGCGCCACCTGCGCCACCGCCGCCTGTACCGCCTGCCCCTGGCGTTGTATATGCATTGTTGCCAGCACCACCACCACCGCCTGCGCGGGTTACAGATGTGCCAGTAATTGATGATGCGCTGCCGTTTCCACCACTACCAGATGCGCCAGGGCCACCAGTAAAATTACCACCAGCCGCACCAGCGCCACCGCCACCACCAGAACCACCACCTGCGCTTACTGTGCCGCCGTTATTGCCTTCACCACTTGGTGATGCTGTTCCTGCTGTACCTGCGTTAGGTGAAGCACCACCGCCTGAACCGCCGTTGCCACTTGTACCACCACCCGCAAAATCAGGGCGTGAACCTAAACCGCCACCAGTTGAAGTAAATGTAGAAAATACAGAATTAGACCCATTACTAGGTTCTGCGCCGCTTGCTCCAGTTGTACCTGCACCACCTGCGCCTACTGTGACGGTGTAATTTGTTGAAAGTAAAAATGCTAAATTGGTTGATGTTTTGTAACCACCAGCACCACCACCACCTGAACCGCCTGTACTTCCACCACCACCTGCGATTACTAAATAATCTAATAATTTAGGCGGTGCAATTAAGCCAGCAATAGCGGCTATGTTGTTAGCGATCATTACCCAATAGCCCCAATTACATACCAGGTGTCTGTGCCAGTTTTAATACAAGCCGCTGATTTGTATTGCGCTAGCGTTGGACTAGCTGCTACTGCCCCGGCGCTTAATACCGTAGTAGTACCAGGTGTTACCGCGGAAATTGTCGTAACGCCTACTCCGATCGAAAGTACTGTAAGAACCGTGCCGATGGGAAAAGCCGTTACGGCATTAGTAGGTATTTTAAATGCTATGGCTGTGGCCTTATTCATTAAAAATATCTCTTGGTAGTTATCGTTAGTAGTCGCTGTGTAATCACCTGTCTGCGTTACTACATCAAATTGCACAAGGCTATTCATCGTGGATGAGGTCAGCACATCCCCGGTGACTGTCGGAAATCCTGAAATGGCCATATCTGTCTCCTTAGTATGAAAGCGTGTTAGTGCCTAATACGCCGTATTGCGTAGAATTTAAAATAAACGCATCGATAATAGGCTCTAGCGTTGTAAATTTTACCTGCCATTTATTCGGTCTGATGGTCATAGCCACGCCAAATATCTGCAAGGTTTTTACCAGGCTAGATGATCCAGGCTGGCTAGTGGTTACGGTTATAGGGTCAAAAAAATCTAGGTCAAGGGCAGCGACTATGCCTGAGTCGTAGTTTTCTGTGTATAAGTCAAGGGTCAGCGCATCGCATCGCACGGTGGTTTCGGCACGGGACGCGCAATAGGCCTGCGCGTAGTCAAGTGCCACCGCATCGGTCTGCATGAGCAAATTGGTCTGCGTATAGCTGTGTAAAAAATATTTAGCGATGCTGGCAGCGTTGGTAGCGGTTTGGGTCGTACCGCCCGATCTTGTGATATTTGCTTGGTTATATACGAGCACATCATTTAATACCCATTGGGCATCGAAGTATTTAATATCGCCGCCTTCATCGGTAAAGACCGTAGGCGTAGCACCTATGCTGCTAGATGTCAGCGCTCGATCCTGAAATACAAATGAGCCAGCTGCATCCACATAAAACGCGCCATACTCGCTAGTGCTCACGGTCTGGCAAGCTGCTAGGGCTGTTCGCTGTGTGCCAGGATCGGCCTGTAGCGTAGTTAGTCCAGCGTCTATGTCACGCATCGATGCTGGCCATGCCACCTGGTCTAGCAGCTTATTAATACGAGTACCGCTTAACTGCCCTGCCGTTGCATCGACCACGGTAGTTATCTGTGCATTTTGCAAAAGTCTAAAAGCATCTACAGCTGTGATAGTCGTATAGACAACATCTACGCCAGCCTCTTGTGGGGTTAGGGTGTCGTAACCTGTGATAAATCCGCTAAATATCGGGTAGGTGACTCCTAAATAAGTGGCCGATATTTCTAATTTACGCATCGGATCGAGTAAACCGTAGTACGGCCCTGCAGTATTCATAGGGTTAAAATCGCCGTTTTGATCGACTATGCGAAGTGTGCAAGTACCTGTCTGAAATTGGTCAGCCTCAGCGTTACGACCGCGGCGTGTAGTTATGCCATCAACCTGGCTAGAGACATCAACGATGACGGCCGCGTTATCTGCCAAAATGTTAGTGCCGATAATGCCCTGGCCGATAATCATGGCTTGGGCAAAACTTGGCCCGGTGCCAAAATTTATAAACGCATTTACCGTAGGTACTGGCATTAAAGCGCCCCTGCAAATGACAGGTTATCGCCCATGCGGTTTAACTTTTGGATCACGCGCTGCATAGTTTCGGTTAGCGCATCCTCGGTGCCAAGCGGTGTGCTAATTGTAAAGTTATTTACCGTAGGTGGTGAGTAGGTAAAGGATGGACTACTAGGGCTGTAGTCGTAAATGCCCTGCGGGTTGCCTTCCTCTGGCATATTGCTAACCATCGGCGGTGTATATACAAAAGATGGCGCGCTCGGTGTGTAGTTGTAATTGCCTGCAGGGTTGCCGATCGATGCCAAGCCTTTAGCTGCCCGGTCTGCTTCTTGTGCCAAGTAGCGCAGGGTATCGGCGGCTGCCAATTCTGCCTTCATCTTGACTAGGTTAGCCTCATCAAGCTGCGCCATGCGCTTGGCAGCTGCATTAGCATCCTCATCCATGATGGTAAGAAGGCTGCGTATGCGTGCCTTCTCGGCCTCATCGGTCGAGTTAGCCAGGGCTGTCTCTAGGTTGATGCGGTCTACGTCAAACTTCTTTTTTAACTGGTCTAATTCTGCCTGCTTTTTCTTGGCTGCTAACTCGGCTGCAGATAACTTTTGCTTTTCTTTTTCCGTGGTGTTTTGCTTCTTAATCGTATTTACTAGCTTGGCACGCTCGGCTTGCTCCATTGTGAAGTACATCGATGTAGGTGAGTAAGCCACGCCCTTGCCTGTGCTATCGCCACGCATTTGGCTGCCTAGTTGTGACAATTTACTAATGTTGGCAAATACGCTAAGGCCAAATAACTTGCTTAAATTGGTCTCATTAAAGGTTTTGATTAGTTCAGCGAATAGGTAAAGAGTATCTGCCGTGGCCTTGCCAAAATTTTCCATGTTATCGGTAGCAGTCTGGATGCCATCTGATCCACCTAATAGCGCGATGCTATCTAGCAGGCCTTTTCCGATCTCCTCTTTAGCTCCTTCTGCAGCAACGGTCAGGGCGTTCATTTGCCCTGTGTAAGTCTTGGTCGCAGCTAACGCCTGGCCTGAAAACTTTTGCTGAAGTTCGGCCATGATTTTATCCATGTCACCGCTTGCCAACGTGGTTTTAGACAAACCTGCGCCCAAGCGGCTCAAGGCTGTGGTCTGGCCTGCAAAACCTTTTGCCAGCGCCATTGAAACTGAGCCTAAATCTTTACCTGTTCCCGCTGAAATTGAAAGGGCAAGCTCTAAGGCCTTTTGGCTCTGGGTAATTGATGAGGTGGCCTGCAGCAAGGTCTGAAACGCCGGGCGAAGCTCATCATCGAGCACCTTGTAAGTATCCTGGAGCCTAGATATAAAGCCTTCGGTGGCTATTGTAGCGAAGCCGTTGCCAGTATTTTTAAGCGCTATCTCTAGCGACTTGGCTGCCTTCTCATCGGCTGCAAATGCCTTAACCGATGCCTTGCCAAATGCGTAGATTTTCTGAGCTGCAAATAAAGTAATAAAAGATTTTGCCAGCTTGTTGGTAGTTTTCTGGAATTGTGTTAGCTGCTTCTCGCCCTTTACTAAGGCTGATCCGTTCCACTTGGCAATAGCCGCGACTACGATATTTGCCATTATGCGGCCGCCTTATACTTACCCATAGCTTTGCCAGCATTGAATTGTGCTACGGCTGTATCTAAAGCCAGGTTTACAGCTCTTGCAGCTCTGCCGTTGTCCTCATCCCATGCTCGATAAATTAAACGGCCGCGCTGGTCTGTGTTGCCAAATCTAGGGTCAGCTGTGCCACGTGTGCCATATATCGGCCCTAACGGCTCTAAGAATTGTGCGCGGGCATTTGGGTTAAGGCTGCGCGATGGCTTACGAGATCCTGATAGGCGGCCAGATGTCTCATAAATAGCACCGCCTGCAGATGTGTTAGCGATGTAATGCGTAACCTGAAATCTACGTCTAAATTTAGCGCCTGCAACTTCGCCAGAATTGTTAGCACCCTGACGATAGATAATGCCTTTTACAACCTCGGACTGATCGTATTTTGGAAATGCCCGGTATTTTCTAGACTGTGGCCCGAAAGCATCTGCCTTAGTCCAGCCGCTAAGCATTTGGCTATTGGCAGGTGCATAGGCCTGAGCTTTTTCAAGAATAGGCATCATGGCATTTTTTATTTGTTTATTCATTTGATTAGCCAGGTTGCGGTCTAAATTGCGCATGTCTTTAAGAGTGGCCTGTACGCCTGTGACGTTTACTGGCATTGGCTCGCTCCTTTGCTCGATCTCCTAATACTTGCAGTACTGCTTTAAACATGACCTCATCCATCGCCAGGACTTGATCGGGGCTAATTTTTAACTCGATAGCCAGACTAGCTACCAGGTAAGTAAATGAACCCCGATCTATCCTTTTGGGCTTTCATCCTCGATCACTTCGACCGAGATTAAATCTTTGAGAAAATCGTCACCAAAAGGCGGGATTACCTCGGTACGCATTAGCGCATTATGAGCAAGCCAATAGAGGTCAGAATTTTTTTCGTGCTCACGTAGCTGCTTATACAAGCCTTGACCTGCCATTTTTTCAAACGCGACTTCAACCACCGGGGTAATGCTTACGATGCTTTCCCCAGTAGCCCTTACGATTTTTAGCCGTGCCATTGTTCGCCCCTTAGTTAAATGATCCTGAAGTTGCGTATGCAACCGCAGATGTGCAGGTAAAAGTCATAGATGAGCGTGCAAAATCCTCTGGCCCACCTGTACCCACAGGAGTCAAGTTATTGACCAAAATAGATACTGTGTACAAAGGGTTGCTCGCGCTAATGACGGTTGCTGAAGCAGCGCGTACTGGCACGATCAAAGCAGTTACGGATGTGCCGTAAGCAGCTTGCAAAGTTGCCTGTACTTTTGATGCAGCCCAGTCATTAAGAAAATCTACTGTTAGCGTAGATGCTTCTAAGCCTTTTGCAAATTGGTGAGAAGTTGCGCCCATCGCAGTAGTTTCAACTTCGTCAAATGTCTGCGTTAGCGTAATGCTTGTTACGTACTCGCTAAGGTCTACGGTGGCAATTTTCAGGCCAACGTTATTATCTAGATAAATTGCCACGTCTTATTCCTCATCCTTCTTAGTAGTTGTAGTGCCTGGAATTGGCAGACCAAGTTTTTTTAATACTTCGATGTCTGCCTCGGTTATCTGTTGATCTGCCATGTTTAGCTCCAAGTGGTTAGTACGGTTATTGATAGGTCTGCCATAAGCAGGCT